ACGTCACCTCAGACGGCCCGTGAAACCGCGTCTCATCATCCACACCATCCGCGCCAGCCCGGGGGTTCTCCACCCGCCGCGGCGACGGCGTCGCGATGTCCAAATCGGACATCCGCCAGTCATCCCGCGGCAACAACACGAACTCGTCGAGCCCGTCCGCGACCAGCCGCGCCGCCGTGATGAAACTCATGCCATCCTCGCCATCGACGCGACCCGACGCTCCCACGCCTCAAGATCCGTCTCATCATGGAAGTGCTGCTCACCGACATTGACGTTGATGTTCCGGTCCCCGCCACCCGGACGGGCTGCGCTGCCTCGCACCGCAGCCGACAGCTGCGCCGACGCCGACTGCTCCGCCATCCCCGCCAGACGCGACGCCGACACCGCCACCATCCGCTGCGACGCGTCGATGCCCTGAGCCAGCCCCTCACCCATCTGGCCGCCCATCTCAGCGAACACCTTCGACGGTGAACTGATCCCCGCCGCGTTGCGGGCCGCCTGCACACCTCGGCGGACAATCGACGCCATCGCCGAGGCGACCCGCCCCGCACCCGACAGGATGCCCTGCACCAGCCCGGACACGATGCTCGAACCGACACCTGTCAGCAGCCCGGCCGGGTTCGGGATCCCACTGCGGGCACTCGCCGCGATCCTCGCCATCGCCGACACCACATTGCCGACCATGCTCACGATCCCGCTGACCAGCCCGGAGATGATGCTGACGCCGGCACTCACCAGAAGCGTCGGCGCGCTCGCGAACGCCTCCCGCACCGACTCGCGGGTGCTGTCCGCCGACGAGCGCGCAGCCGCGATACGCGACCTGATACCCTCAGCCAGCGACTCGATGATCGACATGCCCAACCCGAGGAACACCGCCGGCATCGCCGCGATGATCGCGGTGGCTGTCTCCCGCAGCTCAGTGGTGCGAGCAAGAACCCGCCCGATGGTCGCGCCAATCCCCTCCGCCATCCGGGCGACCATCTCCACTGCGAGCCGGAACATGATCCCCGGCCCCTCCGCGATGATCAGACGGGTTCGCTCCAACAACTCGCGGGCAGCGGCGAACACACGATCGCGCTGCGCGACGATCCCGTCGCGGAGCCTCTCGACGAGCTGCCCGCCGAGGTGCCGATACGCCGCCGCGGGCCCCGACCGCAACGCCGCCGCGAACGTCATCGCCTCGTCGAACGCTCTCGCGACCAGAAACGCGTTGTCGGTGATCGCGTTCGCGACCGTGACGACCGTCTCCAACCCCCAGAACTCGATGATCTTGCGGGCGCGGCCCTCAGCGCCTCCATACATCGCGCCGGACTCGTCGAGCGCGTCGACCATCGACTCGCCGATCTGCGGCGCCGCGTCACCCGCAGCATCCGCGACGGCCGGCACGAACTCTGTAGATACCCACTCGACCGTTGACGTCAGCAAACCCGACAGGCCCTTGTCGACGTCAGGGTCGGTCGCCCAATCGAAGAACGCAGTCATCAGGTCGGCGGCCTTCTCCGTCACGAACGGCACCGCCGTCCCCGTGATCCAATCGCCGATCGCATCGAGCGCCGCCACCAGATACGGGCGCATCTCATCCCACAAGCCGGCAAATACCTTCCCGGCTTCCTCAACTGCAGCGTCCCAGCCGCCATCCTCGAACGCCTCAACGATCCCCTCGATGGCCGGGACGATGTTCGTCTGCGCGTAGTCGACGAACGCCTCAAGGTGCGGCATCAACGCCTCGCCGATCGACAACCCAATGTCAACGAACTGGTCTTTCAGCAGCCCGAGCTGCGCCCAGAACGTGTCAAGCTGGTTGTTCGCGACATCCTCAGCGGTGCCACCCGCGTCCCGCAGGTCTTCCTCGTAGTCCCGCAGCGCTTCGCTGTTGCCGAGCAACGCCAAGATGCCGTCTCGCTGCCGCTGGTTGAATCCGAGCTGCGACAGCGCCGCCTCACGCTGCTCCGTAGACATGCCCTCAAGCGCGCCCTCGAGGTCGCCGACAATGTCGGCCATGTTCCGCATGTTGCCTTCGCCATCGTAGACAGCGACGTCGAGCTCCTCGAACGCTGCAGCGTTGTCGCGCGCGTTCTCCGACAGTCCGGTAAGCGTGTTCCTCAGCAGCGTGCCGGCCTCGCTGCCCTTGATGCCCTGGTCGGCGAACACCGCAAGAACAGCGGTGCCCTCCTCGATGTCCTTTCCGACGTTCTGCAGAGCCGCGCCGGCCTTGTTCGTCATCGCCTCGGCGAACTCCTCCACCGAGGCGTTCGCGAGCGTGTTAGCTTTCACGAATACGTCGGTGGTGCGGTTCAAGTTCTCGAGATTCTTAGCGGAGTCGTCGGACGCCAGTCCGAGCGCCGACTGAGCGTCGGTCGCGAGGTCGGTCGCCCGCGCCAAGTCGAAGTTTCCGGCCTGCGCGAACTGGGCGACGGTCGCAAGCGAGTCGACAGACTCCTCAGCGGACAACCCCGCGGACGCCAGATAGAAGTACGCCTCAGCGGCCTCGGTGGCGGAGAACTGGGTGGTCTTGCCGACCTCGCGGGCGGCGTCGGACATCTCGCCGCGCATCGTGTCGGAGACATCGCCCATGATCGCCAGGCTGTTCGTCATCGCCTGGTCGAAGTTCGCGAATGCCCGCACTGACCCGACACCAATCGCGGCTGTGGCCGCGCCGGTCGCCATCAACGCCCGCCGGGCGAAACCGCCGAGCATCCCAGCCGCGCCCCTCAACGCGCTCTGCAGCGGCCCCGCGTCGCCGACGATGCGGACACGCAGCGTCCCCCTAGCCACGCTGCTGCGCCTCCGCCCGCTCCATCAGATACGACATCATCGCCTCCAACACGTCGTCGCGGTGGAACCGGCCAGACAACTCAGACGGCGCGACACCCGTCTCTGCTGCGACAGCGGCGACAGCCTCCAAATGGTCGTCGCCGCTCAGGTAGGGTCCTGCTCGTTGTCGATCTCCACCCCGACCACGCGGGTGACGATGTCGTCCCAGTCGCCGGCCGGGAGTTCCACACGCCGGGCGAGCTCGAGCCACACCAAGAACGCCAGGTACTCATCGTCAAGCCACTGAAGCTGATCGGCGGGGAGATCCGCGGCCAGTTGACCGTCCGCGTCGAATGCATTCGCCCACACCGACATGACGATCGCCGGCACCCCGAACTGCTTCTTGAACAGCGACTTGGACGCCATACCCATGAACGTCTTCGGGTTCGCGTCGGCCTCGTAGACGCTGCCGTCGTCGAGTTCCATCTTCAGCCGCATGAGCACTCCTACTGTGTGCGATACTGACAACAGAGAAAGGGAACCGTCATGGCCGCTCAGAACACCAAAGGGACCCACGTCGCCGCGGTCGCCGTCGGCGTCGCCGGGGGAGCCGCCGGCATCCTCGCCGTCTTCGCGATCTTCTGGATCGGGAACGTTGACGGCGACACCAGCCGGATCGTGTCGACGCTGATCGGCACACTGCTCGCCGGCGTCGCGACCGCCGTAGCTGCCGCCGCGACCGTCGCGCCGAGAACCGCCGGGATCGTAATGCTGGCCTGCGCCGTCCTCGGCCTGCCAGCCGTCGGGTTGTGGTGGGCGATCCCGTTCGTCATGTTGACCGTCGCCGGGACTCTCGCGCTGCTCTAGTAGTCGGCGCGGATCCCCGCACGCTGCGCGACCGCGCGGATCCCCTCCATGTACGCCTGCTCGATCTCCGGGGCGATGTCGATAGCGGCCTGGATGAGATACGGACGCGCGGGCGCCCGACCGCCCGGCCAAATCTGCGCGCGCCCCCACTGCCAAGCTCGGCGGGGACGGTGCCCTCCACCGACCCGCAGCTGAACGCTGCCGGTCGCCGCCGACGAGCGAATAGACGCGCCCCGCCCCGTGCCGACCCCGGTCTGCTTGCCGCCGACACGGGCGATGACCATCTCGCCGATCGACTTGTGGACCTGACCCATCTCCTTGACGAGCGCCGGCCCGCCGGCATTCCGCAACGACCGCCGCACCACCGCCATGTTGTGTATCTCCATCCGCGGTGTGACAGCCACTAGACGGTGCCTTCAGTGACCCCGCCCGTGACCTGGAACGACGCGGACAGGTCGACCTTGCCGTTGACGCTTGAGGACACGTTGAACGACGTCAGGATGCAATCACCCGACAACTTCGGGTTGCCTGCCGTGTCACCCTCCGGCAGGTACTCGAACGCGACGATCTCACGCTTGATGCCCTTCAAGACATCGTAAGCCTCGTTGGCGGTGGTGGAGAAGTGCCCGTCGACGCTGATCGTGCCGTCCTCCAACCCGGCGACGTACCTCTTCGCGTCGTCGTTCAGCACCGACGTCTCCTCGACATCGACGCTCTGGTCGACGCCGGCGTCCGACAGCGCCTTCGAGATCTCCTGCAGCGTGCCTTCCGGCCCGTCGGCGACCTTGAACACCGACCGGGACCCGTGGGTGAATGCCATGACCAACCTCCGTGTGTGTTAGAGCCGCGCGAACGCGACCGCGAACGTGCTCGTGCCCGACAGCGTCCACGACGCCCTGACGTACCGGTGGACCGTCCCCGACAGCGTCTCCGACACGCCGACCGTGCCGGCCGCCGCCGCGAACGTCATCAAGTCGGCCCAGTTCGTCCCGTCCTCGGAATGCTCGACCTTCACCGTCACCTCACCGTCAACAGCGGTGACGTGCAGATGCGCGACCGCCCCATCGGCGGTGCCGGCGCCGCCGTCAACCTGCGTGCCCTCACCCGACGCGGTGCGCTCCACAAGATCGGCGAGCGCCACGCCGCTGTGGACACCGCCGGTGGCCTGCCCCGACATCTGCGCCTCAACGATCCCCGACACGCTCGACCCGACGTTGTAGGCGACCTGATGCAGCTCTGCCAGCGCGACCGGCGACCCCGCCGTGAACCCCGCCGGCGCGTAGCTGTACGGCACCGCCGCGTTGCTGCCCTTCAACGCGGAGAACACGTCATGCACCGCATCCGCCGAGCCGTCAAAGAACCCGTTCAGCGACGCTGTCCCATCGCCCAGCCCGGCGACATACGCCTTCGCGGAGGCCAGCAGCGTCGTTGACTCCTCGACGTCGCCGGACCACTCCTCACCGGCTTCGGTGAGATAGCCGGACAGATGCGCGTCATCGAGCAGCACCCGCGACCGCTGCGAATGTGTGAAACTCACGATCCGACCTCCCCATCATCGTCGGGCTGCGCGAGCACATGGCCGGCATCGACCATCCACTTCGGGGGACGCACCGTCACCGCCTCGCCCGGCTCGAACCGGCGGCCCCGCAGGGTGACGCCCGTCAACGCCTGCCACTTCATCGGATCACCTCGATCTCCACGTCCACGACGTAGAACTGGCTCTGCCCAACGTCGACGTAGCCTTCGCTGTCGCCTCGCACCCGCGTCACCCGCGACGTGTCCGCGTCGCCATCCAACGTCGGGTCGGCCTCGAACGCCGTCTTGATCTGGTCGGTGAGCTCGTCGAGCTTCAACTGGGCCGCCCGCATGTCGCCCTGCGTCAACACTCTGACGATGAGCGTGTACGTGTCAGAGCCGCGGCCGAACGTCGTGTCGTAGACGACGTCGACCTCTAGCACGACAGCGGCGGGAGCCGACACCGACCTCGGCGCGTGCGCGTGGCCGCGCAGCCCAGCGATGCCATCCAGCACCTCGGCGGCGGCGTTGCGTACCGTCTGACGGCTCATGCGACCATCACCGGGTTGCGGCGCAGACCGTGCAGCAGCAGTTCCACGTCGGCGTCGAGCTTGGCTAGCAGCCGCATCGGCGCGCCGCCGTCAAGCTGCGGGACCGTTTGAATCCCGAACGGGGCCGCGCGGCGCTGCGCGACACGGGCGGACTGCAGCACCGTCGCCTGCGTCACCGCAGCCGGCGTTTCCGGCCACCCGAACCAGCCGGTGACCTTCACCCGGTCGACGCGCCCGACGCCCGGCGCGGAGATCTTCGTGTGAGGCTGACCGTCCGACGCTGCGTTGAACGGCTCCAAATCGTAGTCGGTGATCTGCTGCCAGTCGCCGCCGCGGCTGTACCGCACCTCGAGCTTGTCGACGTCAACGACATCGTCGATGTAACCGAGATCGCGGTAGGTCCGCTCGGTGGCAGCGTCGACGTCAGGGTCGACCTCGTCGAACCGGCGGCGGCAATAGTCGTCGATCAGCCGCTCGGCCGCGTCCAACGCCAGCTCAAGCTCCACGTCGTCGATCGAATCGTCGACCGAGATGTGGTCTTTCAGCTGCAGCAGCGTCGCGTAGCGGCTCATTCGTGAACCTTCCGGTGGGCGCCCAAACCGGCGGCGGTCTTCGCGACCCGACCGCACACATCACACGGGTA